CCTTTACCAACATGTCCTTTACGCCGGACGTGCCGAGCAACGCATTGGGGCCCAACGAATACAACAACGGCCTGAACATCGAGTCTGATGTCCGCGGAGTCAAGCCTGTTGCTGGCGAACAACAGATCCTCTCGACAATCCCTGGCAACGTCATTTATGTAGAAGCCGGCTTCCGTTCGGAAACGTCGTTTGTCTACATTGTGGCTACAAGAGAAGGCAAGTGGTACATGCTTACCACTGCCGGCATTACCAACATTACTCCTGGCGTTGGAGCCAACCCCAACGTAGCCCTCAGTGGTTATAACGATGATTTGAACATCACTTCATCGTGGGTAGGCAACGTGTTCTTTATTAACGACACGCTGCGTCCGCCGATGTATTTCCTGCCGAACGCGACAGAGATCTATCTGTACGATTCGCCGCCAAACAGCTATATCTGGAATTACGATGTCGGCGTCAACGCCACTCGAGCTGGTTTTGTCAGGAACTTCTGCTCTCCAAACGTAGGCAACATTCTGATTGCTGGAAATCTAACCAAGGATTTTGCGGCTGGTCAAACGGTCAATTATCCGACCACCATTCGTTGGTCGCAAGCATTTGCCGAACAAGGAGTTCCTGCCACTTGGGAGCCAACGCTGTCTAACGTGGCCAACGAACAAGAAATTCCAATTCGAGGCCCCATCGTTGATGGCTTCATGTTGGGGGGCAACTTCTATATCTCATCCTATTGGGATACGGTGCTGATCAGCCCGATTGCCTATCAAAACAGTACTGCTCCTATTTTTGGTGTGCGGCTGTTTAACCAAGGCCGTGGATTGTTTAACAACAATTGCTGGACCAATACAGACACCAATGTTTTCGGCGTAGATAGCCGAGATATCTGGGTTTTCGATGGAAATAACTTCACTTCATTGGCTAACCAGAAGCTAAAAAACTATTTCTTCAGTAACTTGAGCCCGACTTACGCAAGCCGGATGTTCATGGTTAACAACACCCAGAAGTACCAGATTGAGCTGTACTACCCAGACCTGACAAGTACCGGCTGGTGCAACAAGATGCTGTCGTACAGGTACGACCTGCAGATCTGGAATGCTCCGAAAGACATCCAAAACGCTTGCATGGGCACAGAGGCACCAAAGTTTGCCGCGGGCTCGTTTAACTTGGCCACCAGGCTTACGTCATACGCTCAAGGCGGCACCCCTAGCAGCCAGATTATCCAGACGGCTCAAGGCACATCGTTTATCAATAACGCGCCTATCCCCGCTCTGTTTGAACGCACAAACGTCGTGCTTCAGTCCGACAATGGCCCGATTCCGTATAGCTCAAAAGTTTACGTTCACCGCCTATTGCCTGAGGTGGGCGGAACGGGAACGCTGGACATTACTGTTGGCGGGGCTAACTCTACAGCGCAAACACCTACATATGGCCAGACCGGCAAGGTAGATGTGGTCACGAACAACCCGTGGGTTACGACGCAGCAGAATAACGTAAGGACAGTGTCAGTTAAGGTGCAGTCCAGCAGCGCAACAGACAGTTGGAACCTGACGGCAATCAACTGGCAAACCACTATTGTTGAGGATGCCTTCTAATGCCGTTCGCACTCGACTCTAACGCATCAAACTCTGAGCTAGCAGATTCAGTCAACTATCTGCTTGCCAACTTTGGCGCAAATCTTTCTGCTGATCCCAATACCGGCATCATCACCGGGCCTGGTGGCCAGATTATTGGTTATTTGTACAAATACTTGGCAGTCAAGTATGCAGACAGCCAAGACGGATCTCTTAACTTTAGTGATTCTCCAACAAACAGGCTGTACTATGGCCTGCGCAATTCTGAAGAAACTACCGAGTCCACTAATCCTGCCGACTACGTTTGGTATAAGGTAACGAACGGCTTTGGCACCACTAAAACTCTTTGGTACAAAACAACCGGCGGTCGCCAAGTTGAGTTTTTTGTATCGGTCAACAATCCTGGTGTTGGCTGGGCTCCTGCGCCGACAGGCCCCATCGATCTGGATGTCATTACAGCATCGACCACGACATCGCAGACATTCTTCTCTTACTTCCAACCATCCAACCTGCAGGTTCCTAGGTCTGGAAACCCACTTACGCCCGACTTCACCGGCATCACACCGGCTTTGTATGCCTCTAATGGCAATACACAGATCAACTTTGTTGCGGCGCAGACAGATTCAGATCCATCCTTTATCAACAATACCTGGCGTATTGGTAACTCTGCCACCACCGGGTTTGGCGATATTGGCTACAACAATATCACGATTGGTTCGCCGACAGCAGTCAGCGGGAGGGCTCAATGGCCGCAGCCTACTGCGATGGCTGGATCTCCTGCATTCATCACTGTTCCTGTTCGCTTCAAAGATGCGACTGGCGTAGTGACGCAGGCTCAGATTGTCCAGCAACAATTGGTGTTTGTTGATCAAGGTGTGACTGGTGATCAATATACGTATGCGTATCTCTACCAGTGGAACGTAGCATCTCCTCAGCCAGGAAACCCGTCTGGCACATCGACATACACGTGGGCTACTGGCGCGCACACTGGATACACCGGCGGTAACGGGTGGTCTACCACCGTACCGCCTAATCCTGGCACGCCCCTGCTCCAACTCTGGGTCGCTGAAAAACAGATCTCTGCTACTGCGGGCACCGCCACAACAACGGTGTCTTGGAGCAGCGGATATACGGTCTATGCTGCTGGCCAAAACGGCGCAACCGGCACCTCGGGATTCCAGTATGCAAGGCCGACTGTCTATCAGTGGGCTTTGAGTATTCCAAGTATTTCAGGCACCTCAACATACACTTGGGCTACGGGTGCGTTTACTCCTGTGCCGGTAGGCTGGAGTACGACGATTACGTCTGCGCCAAGTCCTGGATTTACGTTGTGGGCAGCAACTGTCAGTTTGACTGATAGCGCCACAGTCGCAACGTCGACGATTAACTGGACTACAGCGTCTATTATTGCTTCGGGTTACTCTGGAGCCACAGGCGCTTCTGCCCGCATCATGTATGCGCGTATCCCGAACAACCCGACGCCGGTCACAGGAACGGTCACGGTAAGCGGGGATAACAGACCTTCTGGTCCGCAAGCCGCCGCTGTTTGGGGCTCGTCGTTTAACGTCACTTGGTACGCAACCGATCCCGATCCAACTAGCAACTTTTCTTTGTACCAAGCAGACGGTATCTATGACGGCACCAACACTGCGTGGTCTACGCCATATATTTCTAGCCTAAAAGTTGGAAGCCTGTCTGCAATTACTGTCAACACGGGCAATCTGACAGTTACCGGGACATTTCAGTCAAATACTGCTGCAATTAGCGGCACCACAATGACGGGTTCCGGTGGCATTTTGTATCCTAGCGGCAATTTTGCATTTGGAAATTCAACAACAAACATCACGTTTAATGGAAGTACGTTAACGATTAACGGTTTGTTGAACACATATGGTGCAAAATACAACAATCTAAATCTTTATCCGTTTGCACAAACAGTTGGAACATTTAGTATTTCGCGGACCGATCCATTTGTTGTAACTTATGCAGGAGATTTTAGTTGCACAAGTAATTTGGCATCTGCGATTGCAAGTGCTTATTATGTTCAGTGCAGATTCAGAATAAATATTGCAATTACAGGCAACCCAATATTTGATTTTGTAGAGCAAATTTATATTGGGCCAATATATCGCGGACCAACTGTCGTCGGTGTTGTCCTTCCGTGTTCATTAAGAATTCCGTTTTATCAGGCAATTAATAACTACACATGCACAGCCCAAGTGGTGTTTGATGCGTTTTATGATATTAATGGCAATGCGTTGTCTGGTGTATTACACACTAACGCAGGTACAAGCGGTACATTTGACGTATATCAGGTGGCTGTATGATTAATTTTATTTTGTACGACGCCAATACTGGCGAAATTAAAAAAAGCGGTGCTTGTCAAAGTAAAGATTTTGAATTGCAAGCAGAAACCGGGTTTGTGTTAATGGAAGGTGTAGGCGACAGCAAGATAAACTACATCAAAAACGGCGCAATCCAAACATATACGGATAAGCAAAGGCAATCAAAAAGCCAATTTATGCCGCCGTACATGGTGTGGTCAAACGACACGTTTGATTGGGTTGACACAAGGGATGACGCAAAAAAACTTGAGCAGCAAAAGATCACGGTTGACAAGCAAAGAAACTATCTTCTCGCCAACACTGATTGGATTGTGATTCGGGCAACAGATCAAGGTGTGCCGATCCCTGAAGATTGGCGCACCTACAGACAAGCGTTGCGGGATATTGATAAGCAACCCGGTTACCCGTGGAATGTGGTTTGGCCAACACCGCCACAAGTGGCATAATTTATCAACCTTAAAAAGGACGATATATGGGCGCTTCAATGATGCAAGTTCAACCCGGCACTCAGCCGATGGGTAAAGGTGGTGCAAGCCCTTATAAGTCTTACGATCAAGCCACGTTAAATAAAGCGTTGGGCGAAGAGTTGAAGGCTCGTCCGGGCACATCCATGCAGAACATGATTGGTTTTGCTGGCCAGCAATATGGTGTATCGCCTATGCAGGTGGCCGCTGCTTATCAGTCAAACAGGGTCCCGTCCGTTCTGAGCGGCCAGCCGACTATGGGCCAGCCCAATCAGTACGCAACGCTGTCGGGGTTTGATACTGCCGGCTCCATGATGCGTGGCGGTGGCGGCGGCAAAGGCAAAGGCAAAGGTGGTGGAGTTCCATTCCAAGCCCCCACCAAGTTTGATGTTAAGTTTCAACAACCTGGGTGGGCGTCTAAACCTCCCGCGCCGCAGCCGCAGCCTCAAACTGACATGGTTTGATAGGAGAGCAACATGGGATTCGGAAAAGGTAGTAGCACAACTACAGTCGAGCTAACTCCTGAACAGCGGGAGTTGATCCGCGCACAGACTGATGCGCTGACCCAGGCTTTCCTGCCGGCCTACACCAGCACGATTGGTGGCGCTGGTAGCATCTATAACCAAGTGGCTCCCCTTGTTCAGCAAACAGCAGGCACCGCGTTGGACGTCACTGGTCGCACAGGTCAACTGCAAGAAGTGGCTGGCGCTGAATCCATGCTGCGTGGTCTTGGCGGGCTGTCTACCCTGTTTGACGAAGGCTACAAGACTGAACAGATTCAAGCCGCAATGCAGCCGGCTCGAGAGGCTATTCGCGAACAAGTTGGCCAACAGAATGCAATGTACGGTGGTGCTGGTGGTTTGGGCTCTGCCCGTATGGCGTTGGCTGACCGCAACCTGAAGCAACTGGGCGAACAGCGTTTGGCTACGGCTGCCGCTCAAGCCTCTGCTGATGTCGAGAATCGTCGCGCTGCTGCTGCTCAGCAACTGGCTCAGTTTGGCCAGCAAGGTCTGGGTGCTGCTGCGCAACTGGCTTCTATGCGAACGGGCCTTGCACAAACTCCGCAAGATGCATACAGCAAGTATGCTTCTGTGATTTACGGTGTCCCGCAGGCTAGCACCACACCGAATTTCCAAGGCACCCAAGGCAGCTCGGGCACCAGCAAAGGATTTGGCGTCAACTTTGGGGGTCGATGATGGGTCCTTATCACTACGGAGCACATCAATTTGGGGATTGGAGGCAATATGCTGGCCTTGTCAAACAGCAGCAAGCCGTTGCGCCACCAAGTTCTTCCGGGCCCGTTAAACCGCCAGAAAACTTTTCCGAGTTTATGGGAAACAAACTAGGTCCCATGCAGAGTCAAGTTTCTAACTTTGCAAAAGCTGCTGGCCAAGCATTGGGCGGAGATTTTGGCTCCGCTTTAACAACAATGAGTGGTGCCCAGTTTGGCTCGCCTTCGCCTGGTGCGGCTCAAATGCCTTCGCCCGGTGTTGTGCAAACGCCGCCAATGGACAATGCTTACGATTACACCAGCCAGCTTGAGAGATAAACATGGCAACTCAACTATCTGAACTTGTTGCGGTCCCGCCGATTCAACGGTCGCGGGTGGTTGAGGTACAAGCGCCTTCGCCTGAGCCCGTTGCAACGCAACCTTACGTCCCGCCCGTTTCCGAGTCTCCTGTTCAATCTCTTGATCAGTTGCCTGACCGAGCGCGAACCATTGTTAGCGGCCTGACTCCCGGCGCATCTCCTCAGCAGAGACTTGCTGCGACAGATGCGATGATTAAGCAGGAAAAAGAGACTGCTGATTACAGCCCTAACGTCAAGCCTCAATGGGGCAAGATGCTGTTTTCTGCGCTGGATGGACGATGGGGAGAGGTTTACAAATACTACAACGG